CGCACGCTGTCGATATAGGCTTTGACGCGGGCCACATCTGCGGCCAGGGGGATGCCGTTGTCGTAGGTTGCGTCCATCGCAAAGCGGACAGTTACGGAACCGCGCCCCATCTCGCCGGGATAGCACCAGGCGCGCGTGACGCCAGCAACGCTGAGTGCCCAGGTCACATAGTCCTGGGCAGCGCCACCGCTGGGCAGGGTGCGGATGCGGGCGAGCACTCGGTTGCGCAGGGAGGCATCGGTCTCCGTATCTGCGCCGCCAGTGATGGGGGCTGTGGTGACTCCGGTTGCGGTGACGCCCAGCACGGGCGATGTGAGGGTGAGAGCCACACCAGTGTCGGCGTTGGCGGCCTCGCCCGCATCCACGGCCATGATTGCAGGCGATACCGTGCCGTCTACGGCAACCGCATCTGCCTGCACCTCGTACAACACGCCATCGGCCCGCTGCATCTGCGTGCCTGCGGGCATGATTGTGCCGTTAGCAGCCGAAAAACTGATACCGCTGGTGATTGCCGCCTTGGTGGCCGCCTTGCGGGTGACGCCCCAGACGCTTGACCAGCGCTCCAAATGTTCCAGCTCTGCCGTATCCGGCATGATTTGTTGCGCCTGCCAGTCAAGATAGCCGTACAGGCCGTGCGCAACACCGCCCTCCATCCTGGCCAGGACGGCCAGGAGGCGGCGGCGCTGATACGGCTCGCCGTCCAGGCGGCTATCCATGTCAGCCTGGGCGCGGGCGATCAGATCAGTTAGTGTGGGGCGTGTGAATGGCATGGCAGCACAATATGTGCTGGCTGAAGGCGAGTCTTTTAATTCTGGATAAAAAATCCAGTTGAGGGCTGGTAATTGTATTTGTCGGTGTAGGTGGAGTCGTCCGGCAGGGTGATGGTGATCTCCAGCGTGAGCCAGCCCTGCTGCGGGTTGGTGGCGGCAACGGCAACGTCTGTGGCCCGGCCATCATCCAGCAGCCACTGGAGAGACTCCTCGGCGTAATATTTTGCGCGGGCCAGCACCTCTGGCAACTGCTTTTCCCGGCTCACGAGCCAGAGCCGGGAGCCAATGCGGTCGGTTTTGCCGCCGTCTGCCGCCGTCTGGCCCAGCCCGTAGTCCGTCAACGGAGCCACGGTGTCGGCCCACCAGCCGCGCTTGTTGCTTGTGCCGTCGGGGATAACATCCTCATCCTCTGCGCGGCGGTGGCAAAACAGGGACAGGATAACGGCGGTGCGCAGGCTGTCATCGCCCAGCACATCGCCAGCAGCCGCGACGCAGTCCGCGCCCAGCTCCGTCATAAATATACCGAGGTCATTAGGCATTGGGCGCTCCCGTTGTCCCGCCGCTGCGGCAGTCGTTGGCGAGTCTGCGAGCCTTACGAATGGCGACAGCAGTATGGCCATTTAGCATACAAGAGATGATGCACGGTGCGGGCAAAATTATCATTGAGGCTCTCCCGTTGTTCCGCCGCTGTCGCCGGGGTGCGTGTGGTGTGCGGTGCTGACGCCAGCCGCAACCTGGTCGCCAGTGGATGTTATGGTGCCGTCCTGCGTGGTGTTGCCCTTGATGGCCAGGTCCGCATTCATCTGGGCGGCGCAACCGCCCCCCTCGCTGCCGAGCTGGTAGGACGGCGTGTTGTAGGCCACTCCCTCGCTGGCGTTGACCGTGTACTTTTTAGTGGTGATAGTTGCATCCTCATCCGCGTCAATCTCCAGGTGCAGGGTTTTGACCCTCATGTGACGCCCCCGCATGAGGGTGATTTTATCGCCTTCATCCGTATAGATGCACACTTCGCCGGATTTTAGCCCAACGGCCCGGAAACTGCGATTGCCGAAGTTAAAACCCACAGCTGAGCCGCGCCGCCCGCCGACATTGAGCACCACGCCCTCGGCACCCGGCAGGGGGTTGCTGGTAAAACCATACGGCTCCACGTGCTCCACGCCGTCCTGGGTTTCGTCGGCCAACACCTGCACCTGCAGGGTCTGGCAGCCCGGCGCAGAGTCAACAACGTGCAGTACCGCCCGCCCGATGAGCGTGTAAATGCTGGTGCGCAGGGCGCGCAACAAACGCTCGTGCATTAGCTAACCCCCATGCTGGCCCAGGTGCCGCCGTCCTTGCCCTTGCCCTTTTTGCCCTTGGGCGCGTCGGGGATAAGGTCATAGGCCTCTTTTGGGGAGAGCGTCAGCTCGCTGATCCAGCCGTCGCTGTCCGATAGTTTGTAACTGACGCCCACGATCAGCTGGGTGCTCAACACCTTGCCCTTGTCGCCCAAAAGGTCGGCCAGAGTGTTGTGCCGCCACAACTCCGCCCCGGCAAACCAGCCGTTGACCGTGGCCTGGACCTTGTGCCCCTTACCGTAGCGGATGGCTACCTCGTGCCGCGCGCGGGTGGTGGCGCTGCCGTACTCCTCTTGCTCCGCCACCAGGGTCAGGGGGCGATAGCGCGGCACACGCGAGTCTATGGCCGAGCCTTTGGCCTGGGCGTTGGTGCTGCCGTTCCAGCTTTCCGACCCGCCACTCTGGCCCTTGACCGTGATGACCGAAAACCGCTCTTTCATGGAGCTGGACATGGTCAACTTTTTAAGGTTGCCGCCCAGCTTGAGGCCCACTGCGGCCTTGGCAGTGCCCGCCCTGGTGATGACCAGGCGGCCACGACCATCGGTAGTAAGCATGACGGCGTTGGCACGGGCCAGACGCTCCAGCATCTCAAAACAGGTCTCGCCCTCGTCTGTTTTAAAATTGGGCGCTGTGGCCAGGCTGCCGGATACGGCCACCACCACCTCAATCCCAAACAATGCGGCCCAGCGGCGCGCCAGCGGAATTAACCCACCGCCTTTGAGCTGCGTGGATGGCGGGCAGCAATCCACGAGGTCTGCCGTTTTGTCGCGCCCCGTGACGCTGTAGGTGTGCCCGTTGGGGTCATAGCTGGCCTCCACGTCGTCAACATAGCCGGTGATGACTGGCGTGCCGTTGACTAACACCCGGCACGGGGCACCTACCGGAACCTGGCGGGACTGCGACTGTTGCGGCCAGCGGTCGGTGACGGACAGCCGAAACGTACCCGCGCATTGCTCCAGGCTGCGGCTGATCTCAATATCCTTCCAGCCGCCGTAGAGCTTGCCGTCAACTTCCAGGCGCACAGATGGGCGCACTGGCTGGCGCTGCGTATCACTCACTGAGCACCTCCAGCTGCGTCTGACCGGGCACGCGGCCAGGATGGCGAACATGGTTGCGGCTGACGATCTCATCGGCCCGCGTGGCCGTGCCATACAGATTATAGGCCGCAACCAGGGCGGGCATGGTGGTGGGCAGCTCGACCGTGCGCACGCTGGGCAACTGGCCGCCGCGCGTGGTCAGGTCTACGGCCACGGCCCGGCGTAACTCCGCGAGGCTGCCGTACACGGGATCGCTGACGACGGGGGCAACAGCGTCAATGCCCGCCAGTGTGGTATCGCGCTCCACCAGCGCGTCGTCAGACGTCACAAAGTCCTTGTAGGCCGAGGCTGCGGCCAGCTCTGTGACGGCAATACCCGCCATGGTGTTGCGCAGTGCAATAGTTGACGGCGTATCAATGACAGGGTTTGTGGTGAGCAACTCGTCAATGGGTTCCACGCCTCGCGATGGTGTCGACGTAAATGAGTATGAGGTGTCCGCATCCGTAGTCTCGCCTGTGGTGCCCAGCAGCCCGCCGAAGAGGTCTGTCAACGCGCCAAACAGCGCGGACGGGCTTGCTGTGAGCGACATGGCATAGCCAAGTCCCTCGGCCATGAGCGCCTGGGGCAGGCCGATGTACTCCATAACCAGCGCCGCGCTTGTTTGCAGGGTTTCGGCTACTGCGGCCAACTCCCGCGCGGCTGGGCCAAACTTTGCCAAAAATTCTTTTTTGAGCGCCTCGCGCACACTGGCTGCGGCCTTGTTGGTGCCGTAGGCCGTGTCTGCAGTGGCCGCTGGTTGCTCAAGGTTGCCAGCCTCGCAAAACGTAATATCGACCTGGAGCAGACCGCCGCTCTCCATGCTCTCCCGCATGGTGTAACGGTCGACGCAGACCTTGATCTCGCCGTGCCAGGGATGGATCAGCGTGCCGGGGCCGTAGGATTCCAGCGCTTTGAGCAGCTCTTTGCGGGCGTCAAAATAACTGTAGCTGCGGCCCTGGACCACAAACGCCTTGACGCTGTACTCCCGCGCCTTGCGGCCCATGTCCTCGGTGTACGGCTCATCGCGCAGCGGGTATTCGTGCTTGACCAGGCGGCGGCCACCGGAGGCGTCAACGTCGTCAACCTCAAATTTTGCACCACGAAAGCTGGCCTGGCGGAGGTTGCTAAAAAAAGTGCGGGTAAACATCAGTCCCCCAGCATCACGTTGTTGATGGTCTGCGCGTAGCTGGCCCCGCTGTACACGTTGCCGTTGCCGCCACGGAGCGTGGCCTGGGCATTGCCCTGCACGTTGACGTCAACAGATACGCCGTTGGCCGTGGCTGCCGCCATCTGCTGTGCGGCAGACTGCATCATCTCCGCAGCACGTTGCATGAGCTGGGATGCAGGATCATTGGCCTTGTTATCGCCAAGGCCCAACCAGCCTTTGACGGCGTTGGTCATGCTCTGTGCCAGGCCCGACCCGGCGATACCACCGACAACGCCGCCAAGCGCGCCGCCGATGGCTGTGCCCAGCCCGGGCGCAATAAATGTGCCGATAGACGCGCCAATCTTGGCCCCCAGAGCGCCGCCAGCCCAGCCGCCAGCGGCCTGCCCTGCGGTGTCGACAATGGCCCCTGCCTTGTCGCCTATGGTTGCCTGATCATCGCCCATGATCTCGTAGGCTCCGTATGCCGTGGCGGCTGCCAGCCCCATGCCGCCAATGCGGCCAAGGCCACGGCCAAGCCTGCCGCCCTTGCCCTTGGGAGCATTGCCCGGCTTGCCCGTGCCGCCATCGGGCAGCACGGCACCGTCCTTGCCGAGCATGGCATCGCGCGTGAGGGACATCTGCCCGTTGACCACATAGACCGGCAACGGCAACTTAAGTCCGGCAAGGCCGCCCATTCCCTGGGCCATGCGGCTGGCCATGCCTCCCGCAAAGCTCCCGCCCATACGGGCAAGGCCACGTCCGGCAAGTTTGATCGCGCCAAAGCCAGCCAGCCCGGCAGCAGCGCCGCCCACCAGCAGCTCCTTGCCGCCAAGTTTGCCGTCGTCCAGCACCTTGCCGATCGCGCGGCTGACCACGTCGTTGATGGGCTGCGCAAATTCATCTGCCGCTTTACCCAGAGCGGCCTTGAGGCGGCCCACCTGATCGACGGAGTTTTTGATGGCGTCAGGCAAATTTTTTTCAATGGTGCCGCCCGCGTCCTTGATGTCGGCATTCATCTTTGCAATATCTTCCAGCGTGTTGCCGTCAAGCAGGATGCGCAGGCCGCGCTGGGTATCGAGGTCAGTCTTGCCAAAGGCAGAGGCAAAAGCCTTGTCGCGTTGAGCATCGGTTTTAAAATGCTTGTATTTTTCGCGGATATCCTTGAGCACATCCACGGCGGCCCGCTTCTCACCCTTGGCGTCATAAAATTTGACACCCGTGGCCTTGGCGGCTTCCTTGAGGTAGTTGTTATTGGTAAACAGCCGCAGGGTTGAGTCGACCAGAGTTGCCAGGCGCTCGGGCTGGCGTTCAACGAGACTGAGACGCTCGATAAACGCCAAGGTCTGGGTAAAATCCATCCCGGCATTCTTGGCACTGGTGCCAACCCGTCCAAAAATACTTGCGAGATCCTCCAGCTCCGCATTGCCCGCAAAGCCTGCCTGGGTCATCTGATCCAGCACCAGTGTGGCGGTTTTGACGTCTGCCAAATCAAACTTAAACGCCTGCGCGGCCACGCTCATGGCGGAGCCAAGGGTCTCGGCTTTGGCCCCCGTGACGGCCATTGCCGGATTGATGGCCCGGATGGTGCCGAGCGCCTGTTCCCAACCCTGGCCTGACTGGATCAGACCGTAAAAACCGTCCAGCAGATCCTGCATGGGGCGGCCCGTCTGGCGGGACATGTCGTACAGCTCGGTGCGTAAACTGGCCGCCTGCTGGGCCGAGGCCTCGCCCGTGATGGCAACACGGGCGAGGAACTTGTCCAGCTTGGCGCTGTCCATGACGGCCTGCGTGGCCTTGTATGTAACGCCAAGCCCGGCGATGCTCGCAGTATAGCGCCCTGCGAGCTGGTCCATACCTCGCCCCGCAGTGGCCGCCGCAGACCGCATGCCCGCAAAGGCAGCATTGGCCCGCCCGGCCATGCCAGACAAGGCCTGCGTGTACTGGCGGGCGCGGTCT